GCAGAAGCAAATAAAGATTTATCATTTAGTTTCCCTGATTATCGTCTTGCTTCTTCATCTGTAAGTCAAGCAGGAATGAGAAATATTGTAAGGAATGTTGGTATGGCGAACCGCCTCGTATCTCGTGTTCTTACATGTTTTAATCAGTCAGGGCAGGGTGAAACTAATCTTGCTGGAACTGGTGTATCTTTTGGACTTGCTAAAAGTGGAACTGGTGTACTTGGTGATATTGAATTTAATCTTCGGTATAATGATAGATTTGAATTTCCTACAAATGTCCAAAATACAGCACGATTATTTAGTCTACTAACTGATGCAGAAGGAGTTCCATTTATTACAGAACAAGAATATTCTAATGCTGGTAATATTATTACTGGTGGAACTTATGAAGGAAGGGTTCAAGGGGACGGACTTGAGGGTAATTTCTTCTTCCAGTCCACTCGTCTTACTGGAGGTCGTGTAGGAAGCAGGGGAATAGAAGTACATATTAAAGCAAATGATTTAAAAGCAAATGTAAATGTAATGAGAAGTTTCTGTGAATATCTTCGTATTGCTCGTCTACAGGATGGATTTATTGAAGTCTATAATGTATAATTGTAATTTACAATTTTTAAATTTACTTTTTTTTATGTTTATATATAATAATATATATATATAAATGCCTTTGGATCAAGATGGAAAACCTATATTATATAAACCATGGAAAAATACAACAAAATCAAGATATAAATATTTTGTATATGTTAAAGCAGATAATAAAAAAGGTTTTAAAAAAATAGGATTTGGTTATAAGGGGATGGTAGATTGGCGTAGTAAAACTGCAACAAAAGAACAAAGAAAATCATATAGAGCAAGAGCATCTGGAATCAAGAATAAACAAGGACAACTAACATATAAATTAAAAGATACATCTAATTATTGGTCTTACAATTATTTATGGTGATATTATAGTCATTATAGTCATTATAGTCATTATAGTAATCTTATTTCGGGAGCAGAAATATTTTTTAATATAATTTTTATTTTATTCAACCTGAAACTTGATGACTATAATGACTATAATGACTATCTTTTCTATTTAAAGTATAGAAAATAATATATATAATAAGATGAAATATAAATATAAATTTTATGTATATTACAATAATATAAGAGTAGGAAAATATCCAGTAGACAAAGATAATCTAGATGAAATGTACGATATTATGAGTAAAGAATTAATTATGGATGGATTACAAAGAGGAGTAAATATAAAATCTCAAATAAAGTTTTTTAAATCATTTTGCAATAAAATATCAAAAATGGTTGATGATTGTTATAAAGTAAAAGCAAGTGATTTTTTAATGTTCTTATCATGTTATATATCATTAATTAAATTTAATGAAATTGAATGTACAGATTATTTTTTTATGAAAATAAAATGAGTTTAAAATACTTAAATAATATATTTGATTATAATATATGGAAGAAAATAATCAACCAAATAAATATAAAGATGGAAAAATTTATAAGATTATAGATAATACAAATGGTAATGTATACTATGGATCAACCATGAAAACATTAAATAAGAGATTGTCTGACCATAAATACGATTATAAAAGGAGAGAAAAAGAAAATAATACAAGAACATCTAGTAAAATTATATGTAATGGAGATTTTACAATGGAATTAGTAGAAGATTATCCATGTGAATCAAGAAAAGAACTTGAAGAAAGGGAAGCATATTATATAAATAATTATGAATGCATAAATAAAGCAAAAAAGAAAATGATACATTTTAAAGTTGAAAATAAATCTACAACTATTTCATTTGATTAAGATTGTAATTTACAATATTTTTTAATCTTTTTTTATTTAAGTTTATTTAAAAATAAAATAATCTTATATTATATAAATATCATGACTAACATTCAAGAAAAAATCCAAAAACTTCGTCCTAATCTTAAAACAAATACAATAAAACAATATGAAGCACAACTACGAAAATTACAGAAATTATTTGATAGTGATAATTATGATTTTTTAAATGATCCAAAAAAGGTTGAAGAAAAAATAAATCATTTACATTATACAAGTAGAAGAAATGTATATAATGCAGTAATTATTTTATTACTAGCACTAGATAAAGATAAAGAATTAGTTGATACATATGGAGAAATGAGAGATGAATTAAATAAACAATATCAAGACGAACAGGCATCAGGAAAAATTAGTGATAAACAAAAAGATAATTTTGTAGATATTGATGAAATTTATAAAATGTTGAATCAAATGGAAAAGGATATTAAACCATTAAAAAAGAAATCTACATTAAATCAAAATGAAAGACAACTTATTAAAGCATATACAATCTTTTCATCTTTAGTTCGTATCCCTGTACGGAATGACCTTGCTGGATTAATTTATATTAGTAAAACAACATATAATAAATTAACGGATAAAGAAAAAGAAGATAATAATTATTTAGTTCAATTAAAAAATAATTTACAATATATTTTTAATGAATATAAAACTGCAAAAAAGTATAAAGAAAATGTAATTGATATTCCAAAGGACTTACAAAAGATATTAAGAATGTATATTAAATTTAATGATTATAAAATAGGAGATGTAATCTTTCCAATCTCCAAAAATGGATTAACTCAATTATTAACTAAATATAGTATGAAATACATGAATAAAAAAATCAGTAGTACTATGATAAGAAAATCATATTTATCTTCAAAATATAGTGATATGAAAAAAGAAATGGAAGAAGATGCAAAAATTATGGGTCATAGTGTAGCAACTCAACAAAAAGTATATGTTAAAAATGATGATGAAAAAAAGGAAGAATAAATCTTGTAATTTACAATATTTTATTTTAGGAATTATCAATCAAATCTCACGATTATATTTCCCCTTTTAATAGTTAAACATTTTATTATTTGTTTTTTTGATATAAATTTTTCATCTAGCATTTGTTTAACTTGTGGAGATATAAGGGGTTTAAATGTTTCTTTAATTTTACAACATTTATTCATTAGTTTACAGCATCTTCTTACAGATGGAATATCTCCATATTGCTTAATGTAATGCATATCATCAACTATATCATCTAGAGAATTATAAGTTGTATAATTTAAATCATATTTATTATTACAATATTTAATAATTGATTTACAGATATTCATTATATTATTTTTTTCTTTTATATTAATTGTTTTTTTTGGATTAGGTTTTTGTAGATAAATAAATAAATCCTGTTTAGATTGTATATCATATACATTATCTTTTTTTATATCTTCATTCTCTACATGATAATAATCAACTATTTTATCTTGTAATTCTTTTTTATTTATACTATGATTAAATATAACTGGAATATTCAAACTATTAATTATATGGATTAAATCTTGTTTGGAGAAACTTTTATGAATCATTATATAATATAATATATTTTATTTTTTATCAATTTAATCTTGTAATTTACAATATTTTAACCCCATATTCTTTCACATGCAACTTCATAAATATCTTTATCCATTTCTATTCCAATAAAATTTCTATTCATATTTTTACATGCTACACCAGTACTTCCAGAACCCATTGTAGGATCTAAAACAACATCACCTTCTTTTGAATAATATTTTAATAACCATTCCATTAATGCAACTGGTTTTTCTGTTGAGTGTTTCCCACGAGTAGATTTAATTTCTAACATAGTTGTTGGGAGGGGTGGTTCGTACATAGTAGAACCTTTCCGTCCTTCATAATCTATTTTTTTTTCTAAATATTGTGGATTATATATTTGTTCGGGGTTATGATTATATTTACTCTGTGGTATTTCTTTAACAACTGATACAGGGAGGGGTGGTTCATATCTCGGTTCTCCACTTCGTTTCGGTTCATATATTTTCATATTTCCATACATAGTATTTCTTTCTGGTTTATAACAAGTTTCATAATTTTCTTGTGGTTCTGGTTCTTCTTTAATAAACTTATGTTTATGAGAACTTAAATCATAAAAAGGTAATTTTTCATAGAATACATATACTAATTCATGTTTCCTCATAGGCATTTTTTTAGCACTTAAAAATCCAGCAGGAGCACTTTTAACCCATACTAAATCATATCTAAAAGGACATTTCTTCGGTGCAGAGTTAATTAATGATACTCCAAATTTAGTTGTAGTTGTCATAAATATCGGTGTATTTAATTTCTTAATTCTCATTATTTCAATCCAAAACTTATTTAAATCAATACAGCAATCCCATTTGCAACTCGTTTGTCCATATGGTAAATCACAAAATATAAAATCAACTGATTTATCTTCAAGTTCTTTCATTTCTTTTAAACAATCTCCATTTAATAAAATACTCATTTATATAATATAATATATTTTATTTATTGTATTTTAACTTTAAGAAATGTTGTAATTTACAATATTTATCTTGATAAATAAATACCATATACACGAACATTAGTCATTTTTTTATCAATAGGGTTATAAAACTCTTGATTTTTTAAATGATACTTTTTATAATTAAACTTGCCCATTCTTCTTCTTAAAGATTTCAACCATTTTGCACCACTGGTGACTCTTTCTTTTTTATCTTCTACAAAATACCATGGGAGGATAATCATTGCTTTTTTAATACTGGAATGCTTTTCCATTTCTTCAACTAATTTTTTAACAAAATATCTTGCTTTACTGAAAGGAGGATTTAAAAATATATTTGCTTTTTTATTCCAATCTTTATCTAATGTATCTCTTTTAGATGATTTAGGAGTAGGATCATATGCTTCTTTCCAATTAACCCCAGTTAATTCTTTTAATAATTTAAATGTTGAACCTTGAGTAAATCTAATATCACTTTCTTTTATTGCTCCAGATTTATTTGCTGATGGATTGTTGGATTTATCTTTTGTGTGGTCTTGAACCTTTTTTTTATTAATTTCAACAATAGTATTATTCATTTATAATATAGAATATATTTTATATTTTTTTTTGTATTTTTAATATATTATATAATATAAACAGATGCCTCCAAAAGTAAAAATGCTCCCTATAAATGAGATTGCAAAACTTATAAGAGAACATAATAAATTGTCTAAAATTGAGATGCCGAAAGGAAAAGATAGAACTCGTCCTAATTTAATTAAAGCAATTGAAGATGCTGGATTTAAATTAAATCATGAAAAGAAGAGAATTGAAAAAGGAGCAGAAAAGGGTTCAAGAGTAAAAACAGATCCTAAAAAAGATGCAACTAAAGACCCTAAAAAAATTACTATGTCTATTAAACCTCCTTTGAATACTATGAAAATTAAACCTAAATCATCAAAACCTACAAATATGAAACAATTACGAGACCAAGTAAAAGATATATTAAAACCAGTTCCAGCAAGGGTTAAACAATTTAAAAAAGAAGGAGCATCATTAACATCATTCAAAAAAATACAAGTTTTAAAAAGGAAATATATGAAACCATATAGAAATGCTTTTAGTATATTAACAGATAAGATTGAAGAAGATGATTGGTTTAGTGAGGATAAGTTTAATGAGATAGATAAATTCTTTGATGATATAATTAATAAACCTTTTGATAATGCTGAAGATGAATTATTATCTAATATTGTTGAAGTTAAAATAAAAGATAGAGCAACAAAACGATTAGTACGAATTAATAGTATGGAAGAACTTAAAAAATATTGGAAAGATTTTAAAGATAAATATATGAATTCAGCATCTCCAGATGCAGTTGGAGGAAGTTTACTAGAAAAATATGCTGATTGGATTGCTGAAACTGAAAAGAAATCCATGAAAGATATGGAGATGCAATTGAAAGGAAAAGGTGTATCCGTTGATAAACCTAAATTACCACCACGACCATCAGTAAATAAACCTAAATTAGAATTAAAAAAACCAGTTCCAAAAAAGGTTGAGATTGATAAAGATAAAAAACCTCCATTAAATACTATGAAAATAAAAAAAGATTTTGATAAAGAATTTATTAAAATACATATTGCAGAAATGAAAGAACATATTAAAAATTTAGGAGGAAGTGATATGAATGTAATAAATGAACAAAGGAAAAGATATAATCAATTATATAAAAAATTATTTACTGATTTTAAAGTAAAGTTCAATGCAGATATACTTGAAGAAAAAAAAGAAGAAACAATTAAAACAAATCCAACATTAAAAAAATTACAAGATGAATTTTCAAAAGGAGCAAAAAAAATATTAGATGAAGGAACAAAAAAGAAATAATAACCGAAAAAACCTTAAAAAACATTAATAATAATAGATTAAATCATATAATACATCATTTTAATCTTAAATAGTTAATAAAAGCACTTAAAACAATAATTAATTTTAAAATTAATGTCTCTTTAAGTCATTTTTAGTAATAAAACGAGATTAAAACCGATATAATGACTATTTTTATATGTTATTTCATTAATAATATAAGATTATATTGTATTTTACAACATATTAAAATAAAAAATATAAAATAAAATATAATACTATTATATAATGAACCAACAATTAGATATTAAGGTTATTGAATGCAACAGACAATCTTCAAATGAATTACGAGAAGATAATGTAGAAGTTAATTCATCATGGAGGAATAATTTAAGTGATGTAGTACATTTAGAAGCAGGAGATAAAGTCTCTGTATATAGTTCTTTTGTTAATGTTGACGGAGCAGGAAATTTAAATACTATGGATATAAAAGGAAAATCATTAGGAGTTAAACAAACTTTATATGATACTGAAATTACAGAACCTCCTGATTTTATTTATCAAACTCCAATAACAAATGATTATAATATGATTGGTGCTACTAAACAAGAAGTTTTAAATAGATGGAGACCTAATGCAGTTGGAGAAGCATCAACGGATCCAACTGGAAAAGAAGTAGAACTAAAAGATAATGAAATAAATATGGTTATTAGTTATTATAAAAATATGGATTTAGATGCTTATGTACAACTTCCAAGAAGATTTGTAAAAAATCATGATTGGTATGAAGATGCTTCTTTTGATTCAAATGGAGGATGGAATGAAGTAGCAGAGGATAGTTTAACAGAAGGTAGAGTTTTATGTAATCCTTGGAGTTGTTTTATGACTACTGATTATAAATATTATTTTATTGATGGTGATAATGGAAATAAAAATATGTTGAAATTAAGAAATAATGGTGATAGATATACTTTAATGATTAGAAATCTTTCATGGTGGACTGGATTAAATGATGGAGGTGCTAATCAACCTTCTACAAGTTTTAAAGTAGGTGGAAGTACTTATGCTCCTGACCCTGAAAATGCATATTATTATCAATATAAAGAAATTAAAACATTATCTATTCCAGCAGGTTTTAATAGTGCTGAATATATAGCAAATGAATTAACTAGACAATTACAAGAAATAACTCAAAATGATACATTTAGTTTAGCAGAACCTCATAGTCATAAAATTTTTGATGATATAAGTAGAGAAGCACCTTTTACAAGAAGATTAAATAGTCAAACTTATAAAGGATTTAATGCTGGAACTATTTTTAATTATGAAGAAGATAATTTTAATATGATTAAAAGTGCTGATGAACCTAGTGCTGGATTAACTGAAGAAAATGCACGATTAAGAAGAGATTATTATACTAATTATCAATATGTCGCCATGAAACGACCAGATTTTTATGAATTAGGTCAACGAATTAATAGATGGAATGGAATAAAAGGTTTAACTATGGAATTTGAAGTATTCAATAGTAATCCAGTTATAACATTAGATTTAGAATATAATGAATATAATTTAAAATTATGGAAAGAGTTTTTGGAAGTTGAAGGAACTTATCCTGAATTTTGGTATAAAGAAAATTTAGCAACTGCAGACACAACAGAGAGTTTTTATAAAAATAAAAATATTAATATCAACAATAGTCGGTTTATTCACATGAATAGAAAGACAGACGAACATTATATAACTGCAAGAATTCCAGATGGAGAAACATTATTAGGTTGTAGTTATTATGAAGAAACAACTATTTATCCTTTTACTGAAAATGAAGATGATTTATCTAGTCAAGTTATATTTTTTCATTATGATCCATTACAAAAAGATAAATTTTATGATAATCCAGATACATCTCGTAATCAGTTTACATATGGTTTTGCTTCAAAAAGTAGTACTGGAAATATTGTAATTAACACAGAACAACTAGGAGGACTTCCTGCTTTATTATTTAATGGAGGTGCTCTTGAAAAAGAAAGAAAATTAGGTTTTGATTTCC